AAAGGTTCCTGGTTATCTGGGGCCTTTGCTTCTGAGATTAAGCTATCCTAAAACTGACTCTGCGGAGTGAGACCTTGGGATGTTTCAATCTTGTTTCGTCTCTGCTCTTTTTGTTGTTCTCCCGGAGGATTTGAGGGTTGGACTTTGAGGTAACGGAAGTAGTTTGTTTAAATCAAGATCAAAGCCGGGTCGGACAAGGAATTAAAAGAGGGAAAGTGTTATGGCTGTCGGGTTGGGCTGTCAGTTGAATCCGGTGTACAGGCAAGTGCTCTAACCTTGTCAGTAAGAGACTGGATATCTGTGACGTAGGTGATTTCCTCACCAGATGTTATCACCGATGTTCTGTCACTCAGTGCTTGATCGACCTCTGATTTCGGTCGTGCAGTAACAAGGGCTGTGAGATGCTCGATCTCAAGGGTGTAGGTTGCGAATATATCCAAACTCATCATCCGTGCCAGATCAGGATGAGGTAGTAGTAGGACTTTGATCTTGCTCGGAAGGTTCTTGAGAATTTGGGATGTGAAGTAATGATCGAACTTAGCCCAATCCCCTGTTAAACGCGTATGTTGTCGCCTTGATCGACATTCGTTCTGATCGTCCACGAGCGCCCCCCCATCGATGATTCCTCGAGCAGGATCGTGAAGTGTACTCTTCCCGTGACAAGTCGGAAGAATGATAACCTTGAAATTATTGTCTGTCGCCATTGGTGATATCATGGATATTCTCCTAGTTTTGTTAAGTCCAGGAAGGAGATCCTTTAGTCGTGCTTAGTAGTTGCATCCGGATGTCTTCATATAGTTCAAAAGAGTGAACTATCATCGGCTCCATTCCTCTTAGTCAATTTCGTGGCCGGGGCCTTTGTTCTCACGGTGAGATTCCCAATCTTATGCTTTCCGGGGTTGGTCATATCGCAAATGAGGTCTAGGACATCGTCGTCATCGATATTCGAATATACAATCTTGTGTCTGTTATACGGTTCCTTCTTTCGTTCTGCCTCAAGAAAGTCTTCAATGTCTCCCTCTTTTTTATTATATCCAATTTTGAATGCCTCAAGATTGGATTCTAACAATCTGGCGGATGAGATTTGGAGGGCATCGCGATCGGATTCCAATGCCAGGCACTTTTCATACAGCTCGTCGTATGCAGCAGTCAATAAGCCTATCCTAACCTTGGAGATCCTGAGGATGTCTCTAATTCGACTCAGCATGGTAGTCGCTGTCATGTCACGAAGTTGAAGATCAATCTCTGATCCAACCTTCCCGAATGATACTTGGCCTGCATTGTTGCAATCGTCTAAGACATCCACAACATCCCGGGCAACGTCCACTGTCGACGCTAATTTGTTCTTGAGGTTCACTAACTCGAGATTCGTATCGATAGTAGCGTTAAAGGCTGTGGCAAGAGCTTTCCCAGTACTAAGAACCGATTCGACGTTACGGGTCTCCAATTTGTTCGTGGCGGCCAGCCACTTCTGCTTGTAGTTGTCTCGAGTAGTGTGCACCATTGTGGTCCTTGTCCGATACTAGTCAATTGTATGTTTCAATGGATCTACACGTATTTCCTCCTAGTTTCTTTAAATGATGACCCATTGCCACTACGATCCCCGTCTTCAAGGGGTCTTCGGTGCCTCCGATATAAGTCGATCTAATGTTTCCTGCAAAAGCCCTCCTGACACGGAGATAAGTCGTCCGACCAATCGTATCACCTCAGGATCTCCCTGAACGATGGACTGCCAGGCAAGAGTATCTCGTGATTCGAGTAGGCGGATCACCTCGGATGTAAAAGCAAGCAGGTCCTGTCTGTATATGATAATTAGATGTCTGTCCACATCAGAGTCCATTTGCTGCAGGGTTCGATTGAGCAGTCGAATCTCGGCAATAGAAGATACCTCTGTATTGGCCCCTCTTTTCCTCAGTGTATCAGAGGCCCAGTCGAGGGACGGTTTCACCCATCTGAGAGAATATACACCTGGTTCGTGCGGTGCTAACTTGACATTGAGGAAGTTTGTCGATGTGAGGACTGTTTCAGGATATCTGCCTACTAGAAAATGGGTTTTCCGTTGAAGAGGGCATACTGTTGTCGAGTATATAATTTCCGGACGAATATTATCAATCGCACACTGAAGAATATGGTCACACTCCGATAACCGCACTATGAGGTAACGAGATCGACATTTCTTAAGGAGAGGCTTAGTGTCTTCCCATCTCCTCTCGATGTCAAAGATAGTCAGATCAGCAAGAACGACATCAGTACGAGGGTCTAGCAGATCCCCCCCTGTCGTATAGACACAGTCGGACCACGTGTAATTCTCGAACCTACCACAGGCTAGGATCTCAGGGGGCAGGTATACTCCTTCGCGCTGAGCAATAAGCGGGAACGATGCTTTCAGGTCTGTCCCTACAACTTCTCTCGCACCCAACATAAGACAGACCGCTGCTGCCGCACCATGTCCGACCCCGACAAGGTGAACTCTCTTCCCTCGGATGTGTTTTCGGTTCTTGTTGAGAACCGCGAGCCATGGTGTCAGTGCCGAAGCGTATCTCCCGTAAGGTCTCATTGTCATCTGAATGAATGATTCAACTATTCGTGCTTCTGCGTCATCGTTACAGTTACAACTCGGTGTCGATGACCCGTGAAGCCCCGCAATCTCGTAAGACCGCTCGACCAACCGTCTGGACTCGAGATCGTGTATGGTAATCTTTCCCGTCTTCCCTCTGCGATCGGGTTTCAGATCACGAAGAGCACGTACGGCTACTTTTGCCTCGGCAGGCACGTATGCAATTCGTCGCTTTATAGAGGGATCTATGAGGTGGTCATTCTCCGTCATAAAGCCTTGGCTACTTGCCGTGATGATTTCCAAAATCTGAATGAGGGGAGTTGTTCGAATAATTATAGACTGTCGGGCGGATGCAATTCTTATCTTAATGTTCCACGGTAGACGGAGATGAGTTCTATCGTGCAAGGCACAGAACTGCAATAAGATAGCATGTATCTGGGTTGCATCAGGTCCCCATTTCTCATAGTCCTCGAAGAGGTATAAGGTGGCATCATCGAGGAGCGGTTCTCGAGAGAGTAGAGCATCGAAAGCTCGCGCAATTATGATCGAGCGCAGAATGTCTGCCGCCGATCGTGCCCCTGATCGCCCGGGACGCAGCGTAATACCCTGTCTCACCACGAAATCTCCAATCATGTTGGTCGGATGAGTGAGACTCCGCGCGAGGAGCGCAGCACAGAAACCGCTGTAAGCCGTTATACTGTCCGAGATGGTCTCATCTTTTGGCCGGTGAGAGTGAGTGACATGGTAGATCGTGAGTGCCGCGCAGAACCACGACATTGCACGGAGAATGGAGTTAAGAGGAGTGTGGTTGAACTCCTTCAAGTCTAGAAGATCTATCGGTAGGTTCACCACGGATGTGTTGTGGAATCGTGCGGCGTGTTTGCTCACTCGAGATAGTAGATAGGAGTAAATCAGATTCGTAGAGTTGAGCTTCTCTAAGCTCAGATGACGAATGGTATCAGGGTCAGGGATTGTGTTGAGGAAACGAGCCTGTATCGAGTCTACGTAACACAGGGGGTTTCCTTTCGTAACAGGCCAGCGTATAGATGTCACCCTGTCGACTATCACTTGATCGCATGGTAATTCCTCATAATCATCGGTCAGATGGTATGCTATGGTTGCAGTGTTTGAGATAACCTCTGCATCAGTCAACACTTGCATTAAATTCGTCAGTGTCAAATAAAAAGGTTGGAAGGCAATCGGGACGTCAACTTCCCCACCTGAAAGGATTCCAGCTTTATCGGAGCAGAGATTCAGATGGGTGGGTACTGTGACTGATCCAAGGGTAAAAAAACCTTTGCTATCGAGAGCCGAGTGACGATGTGCAGCTGATCCTCCGAATCTCGTTGGCATTACGTGTGCGAGTTGGTCGACTCGCCATGGGGATCGTGAGAGAGATATGACTGACAGAGCCTCTGCTAATTTCCGATGAGATCCCAGCTCACTCCATATTAAAACGAGTTTCTTCAAGTCTTGGACAGTAGATGACGATGTTGTTATCTTCACGCCATGGTCGGTGGTTTTTGCGCGTGTCCTGGTCCCAAAATTAGGCGGGTAGAGACCGACTGTCCGAGAGAGAGACGCGGTAGATCTAGACGACACTGAGATTTCGGGTCCGTGCATACACGAGTAACGGAGTTTGAAGTCAAACGGTGTGTACACACCGATACACGCATGTTCAACAAAGTCTCCCCAGAGATGGCGAAGGCGCCGACATACTTCAAAAGGCGGTGCGATCAGGCGCGCTAGTGATACACGCTTTGCCATGTCGTACCTATGGAGTACATCCGCGAGGATTCCTGTGTTGGAAGATAAAATCGCTGCAGAAAACGAGGGTGCATTAGTGATGCGGGTGATGGTCCTGGTCATCACGAAACGTCCGAGCATCTCGTCTCTCACCCCGGCTGGTGACAATGCGTGAATATCAGAGCAAATCTGTGGATAGAACGGACGAGTGCGTACCAGGAGCGATGCCAATCTATCGCCTGCAACTTTGACTCCAGAGGTGATGATTTGCCGGATCCAGGTGTTCTTAGTTATTCCAGGCAGACACTCGGCCACGGCGTCTTTGATCAGTGACGTAAGATCGCGAGTTCTCCTGAGCGGGATTGAATGCGGATCAACGATAAGTTGTTCTAGCCGCGGATTTCTCGGGCTGTACTCACCTCGGACCACGAGAGCAAGGTCGCGTTGGAGATGCAAACATTTTTTAAGTCCAATAACCGCTGGTACATCCCACGATAGGTCGTCAAGCTCCCCTTTCATAAAGAATTTAGTCCATGATGGCAATGGAAGCCCTCCAAGGGATCCAGGTAGGAGAAGAACAAACGCTCGCAAGTCTTTCGTTCTCATTATCTTCTTAAGATATGTGTGCTCAGGACGATAATTCGGGGAAATAGATCTTGCGCGGAAGAGGCGAAGCACTTGGAAGGTCTTCCAGAACATCGCCTTGGGCGTGCAATAAATGGAGCTGGCACACGCCATACTTGTTGCACCTAAGGCTGACACTTCCTTCGACAAAGAAGGCACATCGATCTCGTCTCTCCGGAATGATCGAGACGCGAACTTAAGGTTGTATAGCGTGTGACATCCATTAACGTATAGTTCTTTGCTATATGTGAGTACAGTTAATGAGTCAATACACTCCTCCGGCTTTACTGTATGATTTAGGACTCGACATCTTATTTCCATGTAGGCTAATAGTTTTCTGAGTTGATCCTTGATTGGGCCCCTTGACAAGTCGAATGTGAAAGTGAAGATCTGATTGTCACCTTGTCCTGCCATTAAGAAGGCGACACCCATGTCGAAGACCACTGTATACATCATTGCGATAGTGAAGATTGACCAAGTAGCTTGGGCGAGTCCTTCAGCTCCGCCAAGGTGACAGTTACGCCAAACCAGTTCGCTCTGCGGCCATTGAGTAATAGGAATGTTCGGATTCGCACCATCAGGGATTACATGTTTGTCCGTAAGCACCCATGTAGCCTTTTTGAAGAAGATGTGTACCTGTGAGAAAACACCTGGCATCCCGAATATATTTTCTAATTCCATCATCAGGACGCGTAAAATGTCGTCGCGCATCCTTAGATTCCATCTGGCTAGATCTCCTTCCACCTTTACGGTCTTCTTTTCTGCTGAGTCCTTGACCATGGCGTGCAGGCGGTGTTTCTCCTCCGCATTAGACATCGCCATAGTCAATTGCGGCATATATTTCTTCATATAATGTTCTTTGAGGTTATACTCATTAAGAACTAAAAAAAGACGAATTGAAAGAGGTAGTTTCGCAAAGCACCTTGCTTCAGGTTTGAACTCGCGTTCTTTCTGAGTTAGTTCGACTACAAGCTCATCATCATGGAATTCGCCTCGACGTAGTCGGTCAACGAGTTGCTTCATGTCAATGGACGGCAGAGTTAGCACCTTTTGCAGAAGGCGTCTTGATTCATTTGATTGACCACCGAACCAGAATTTAGACATTTCTTTGGCACCAGGGCAGATGGCCTTATCGTCCAAGAATTTTAGATAGTCCTCGGAATAGTCATATTCGATAAACTTCCCGAACATTATGGCGTCAAGATCAGATAGTGGATACTCGCCCATAGGTAGAGAGGTCACGTGATTGCGATACAATCTTTCTAAGTCTGTTCCTGGTGCTGGACCACAAAGGAAAGGCGGCCAGCGAGCTTCCTCGTTGATGTAGTTGCTTAGGGTTATATGCTTGAACATCCTGTGCATCTGTCGTATTGCAAAAGGGGTCATGACTCCTCTCGGCACTGCTTCAGTGCGGACAGCCGCTGCAGATCGCTGGGCGTAAACGGTCGGATGCCCGGAAAGTTTGGTCAGTCCGAATAGTTCTGCTGCATCGTCTATTGACTTTGTGTCTCGGACAATGGTATCTAGCTCGTCTGTACATACGGTCGTGCCAGCAAGATTCACTTCTTTTTGACGTATTTTGTCCATAGTTCTCTCGTAAGACGTATAGTCGAGGACATCTCCTTCAGTTAGGCTGTTCAGCCATGTTTTAAACGCTGCTTCGGGCCCTTTGACAATGGCGTACCCATCATTCCCGATCCGATGGATAGTTTTTTCTTGCCATTTGACAATGCGGTCGTACTGTCGTGTAAGATCATCAGTCCCGTTGTGGAATCCTATCTGAAGGGCGACTTCTACATTACACCTGGCCATTGCCGCGTCCTGAAGCATTTGCAATTGCTCATATGTTAGTATTGACCATTTACTACCAAGGACTTTTCCTTTAGGAAGCACGTGCATTACTAGGTAGCCATCACCAGGTACGTACTCGATATCTGCCTCTCGATATATTTTCGAGTTGAGATCTTGACCGTAACATCGCCGGTACCGCTCGACGATGTTTGACCACATGGTTGCTTTCGACGAGGCTTCCAGCACTCTCGTATTTCTACGGATCCTGAAAAGAAGCTTCTCTTTCAATCTCTTTTGATCTTGTGGACGAATGACAATATCCCGTACATGATCAAGATACGCTTCGACCTCCATCTCATAGATCTCCGATGCCGAGGTTAAGTCCTGCATTATTCCTGTAAGGCCAGATGACTTCAAACGAAACCATGAAGGATATTCCTTTGCAGTTAAGATTCTCGGCTCGGAATCACAAAAATCTAGCACATTGCAGTACTGCCTGATGATAGGTGAGATCCCTGAGTATTTCTGTTCCGGATGGAGATTGAGGTACTTCATAACCGACACTTCGCGGGCGTTGTCGCGCCCAACCCGTTGAAAGACACGAGATGCCTCCCATGCGTTCGTAATGAGATCTACGAGCCTGGTCAAGAGCGATGTTGTGATTGGTGAATCCAAATGCTTCTCGGGCATCTGATGTCGTCTGAATCCGACGTCTGCAAAGTCAAGAGGCTGTGTGTTCTCCGGAAGTCCGGCATCGAATAGTGAGTGTTCCATGGTGTAGGCTTATTCTCCTAGGTTAGTTTCTTAAAATCGGTTTTTCGATGGGATGTTGAAATGAGCCTCAGAACATAAAGGAATGATAGCTGTGTCGGAATCGCGGTCGTGTTACTCGACGGCGTCTTCCGTCTCTGTTTCTCTCGGAGTATCGGGCTCGACCTGGAACATCTTCTGAATCACGTCGCGCTGTTCGTCGGTGAGGTGCCCTCCGTTATAATTCCTGTAGGTCGGGACAGTGAAGGACATTACCAGCTTGCAAACACCAAATAGATTCCCAACCTGTCCGGATGTGATTGGCACGAATGAATTCCCGAAAATTGCCTTGAGGAACGGTCGCTGATACGCTGGGGCTTTCCGGATGACTCTCTGAGCATTATTCGCCGCTGTAAACTCGACTTGTAGTGCAGGGAACTTGGTGCGAACCCATGGATATTTGATAGTGGCCTCCTTAATAATACGGAGCCAGCCTAGTCCGGAATCATTGAGTAGTAGGAACATACTAGCGAATGCACCGGTTGGACCCATCATAACGCCTCCCATCCGAGATGCGGCACGATCTGTCATGTTCGCTCTAAGTGGCGCACACGAGTAAAAGGCCGCGTACAGTTTCTGAACTATGGTATCCTCCAAGAAGACTGATTCGGGCTTGAAGATTTGAGGGTCGCCGATGACACCCGCCGTGGCCGCACCGGCACGATTCTCATTGAATGCAGCGCGGTTCTGAGCGGTGAGCTTCTTATTACCCGCGACGTAGAGAAGACCGAAGTATGCTCCGAGTTCATCCGTATCAAACTGCATCACTGCTCGGAGCTCGCCAATTGTTACATCCTCTGCGTCGAGCAAGTTGGTGTTGAGCTTTGTCGTCTCGGCAAGAGTGTCATCACGAGCAGTGTCGAGTCCTGTAAGCTCGACCGGTTTTAGCGTGGAACCGGTGTAATTGAAGTCATCATTAAGGAGAATCGCAGTGGCAGAGGCCATAACCCTCATCAAGAGTTCTTTGTCGTCACTTTTGAGAATCTGAAGTGCCAAGAAAGCAAGTGCACCGCCCTTACCAAGTACAGTCTGATATTGTCCGGCAATTTTGGGAAGAGCCGGGATGTCGCTCTTGGAGACCTCCCGCGAAATTTCTACTGTTGTGTCGGCCCAGAGGTCAAGCTGGATGTCGGATAAAGCGTTCGTTCCCATCGCGTGTTAAAGAATTCGAAGTCGGATCGTATTATGTGTGGATCAATTCGGTGATTAAAGTCTTAATATGATTCTCCTAGTTTGTTTAAATCAAGTCACAGACAAGCTCAGTGCTTTCTTCTATGCCTACTGACGGATTGTGTGTCGACTCTCTTACTGGGGGTATCTGTGCTCGTAGGTACTTGTTCCAGGGCCTGACGTATCTGAGGATCAATGTCAAAGCGAGTATGTGACGTAATACCTTCCGCTGGTCGTGCTAGTTCGTCATCGTTATCCGACACGGCGGTGTCCGTGAGAGTGGACGCGATGCAAGTGTTCAGGGCATCCCAGAGGCGTCGTGCATTTTTCCACCTGAGAATTTGCGAGGTACCCTCGGGTTGATCAAGGGTTGTTTCTAAGGAACTCAGATCAAGATCAGATCGAAAACGGACACGCAATTCGCATGAGATGAGTGGGTCACTTTCGCTCACGGGGCTGAGTGTCCATTCTTTGAAAATAGCAGATGGAATGTGGGTGAACATTACCGACTGAGAATCTGGGATCGACATGATTCTCCTAGTTTCTTTAAATTATGGCGGTAGCAGGATTCATATAATAGTTAAACGGTATCATTTATCCAGTGTCATCGCGGTGCTCCAGGAAAGATGCAAATACATCCGGTCCGTAATGATGGACCTCGTTATCCTTATCCAGAGCATCGGTAGCGGCTCTTTGGCAGTAGGAACGCCAGGCGGTAAGTGCCACCGAAGAGTTCCTGAGGATGAGCATCGTTGTGCAATAAAGTATCCCGCCGTATATCGTGATCAAGTTGCTACAAGCTTTACGGACTGTAGCCGAGGGTACAGTATTAAAAGGGACAAAAGGGACCCAACGAAGATGTAACCTCGCCGCCAACTCCTCGTGATTCTCGATTGCTAAGACATACGCCGGACGACTGGTGTTCCTGGTCAGCCAGACGGCCATTGGATAACATAATGCACTCCAGTCATTGAAATGACGGTAAGATGACATGTTTGCGCGAAGTGAGGCGACAGAGCTACTCATTTCGGCAGCGAACTCCTGATCAACAACTTCTGACACCTCTTGTTCGATATCATCCCATAAATCGAGCGACTCTTTCATATACGATGCAACGTGCATATTGATTTTGTTACCGTCGAGCATCCAGTTAATTGAATCAATAACTATAGTGTCCATTATAGCTCCTAGTTTCTTAAAATTGTGCATTGCAATGTTGCTGAGTGATCCTGGACGTGGTCCCGGCGCGGATTATCAGAACTTGTCAAACTTCTTCTTCCATTTGTCATCCACGCGGGGTGATGAGATAAGTGGTGCGTCGACGCGGATCTGATCGAGCGATGACTCCAGCTGGTCGATACGAGCATTGAATTGCTCGGACAACCCAGCTTGCCCTGTAGAGGTCTCCCCCGCACTCCGCTCTTCCTCTTCGTGAACCTGCCTGGCGTATTTATGGATAATCTCATTGGCCGTCTTGATCATCTCTAATTCCGGTTGACCTCTATCACTTATAGACTGAAGCGCAGCCTCGATCTTATGCCCAATAATATTGACACTGTCCTCGAGCTTCCGAAGTCGAGCATCAATTTCCGGACCGCCGGCAACCCGCGTTTTCGCATCGACAATCTTCGAGACCTTTTCCTCATGCTCGGTAAACTTGCGATTCACGTCCGTAACAATTGAACTTCGAATAATGTCCGGGTCTAGCGATGCCTGACGTGCTACGTATTTTGCCACGCGCGACGAGATGATTGAGAGGACTTCGCTCGTTATCCCAGCGCTAAGGAGAATTTCATCCTCCTGTTTTTTCTTGGGCATAGGTTCTTTTGATTTCCCAATACCATCGTTGGTCTTTCCACCCGTGGTCTCCCCTTGATATGCCATCGACTTCCCGAGCGCTTCATCTGTCCATGTTCCCCCGACAAATGCTTGTTGAGCTTGCTCTTGAACCGTGTTAGACGTCATAGTGAGATTCGAAACTTCTGCAGTAAAGAGGA